AATAAGTGGTGCCGCCAGAGTCGTCTGAAAAACCCTGATACCCCAACTGACTCATCTTTGCGTCGTAGTTGTTGTAGGCCCACTTGTTGTCCTCGAGGCTCTTGATCGCCTTCTCGCGGATGTCGATCTGCTCTTGTTGCTTTGAACTCAGATCGTCGAGCTTTTCCTTGACGGGATTAAAGGTCTCGCTGATGTACTTGTCGAAGTTCTTCACGTCGGTGTCGAGTGAAGATGCTTCGCTGTTGTACTTACTCACCTTGGTGTCAAACTCGGCCTTGGCCTTGACGTACTCGTCCTGAGCGGTGATGGCTTTGTCTTTGGCACCAGTGAACTCGTCGTAGGACTTCTGCGCAGACTTGTAAAGCTCAGAAGATCCGAGCTTCAGCGTGGCATAGGCGATGTAATTGCCAACAGCCGCCGCAGGATCACCCTTGCCGCTGGCCAACGTGTTCAATGCGGTGCTGGTCGCACCCTTCATCAGGTCGAGCGTGGTCTTGCTGAAGCCCCAGTTCGGGTCTTTGTTCAGTGAGTCAAAGTAGCTGTCCGTGCTCGAGTAGATCAAGCCAGACGAGAAGCCCTTGGTGATGCCGTCCATCACATCCTTGCCGGAGATGGCGGCATTCACACCACCGATGATGGCGCTGTTCAGGCTGGCTGTAGCGGCCTTGGAAATTGATGACGTGACATCCAGTGGCAGATCAAAATTCTCGGCCATGGTGGACGTGAAATCAGCACCCACCTCTTTGGTGAATTGACCAATCTCTTTGCCGATCTCGGTGCTCGACATGAACTCTGTCGAGGCGTACGAAACAGCCGCAGACAGAGCGATGTCTTCAAGTTTTCCGCCACGCGATGCAGTGATGACAGCCGCCGTCACATAAGGCGGAATGCCAACAAGCGACCCGCCGATCTGCAACAGGGTTGGCAGTGGGTCATCCAAAATCCCTTGGATGGTGTTTCCAATCGATTCGAGACCATCACCGACGGCATCCAAGATGTCGCCGCCAAGGTCGAGGATGCCCTCACCAAGATCGCCAATGGCGTCCAGTGCGCCAGAGAAAAAGTCACCTACGGCGTCAAAAAAGTCACTCATTTTTTGCCCCGATCAGTGGTGATTGCAAAGACGCCAGTCTTCATGTCGAACTTGTGCTTGATGTTCAGGCCTTGGCCACGGCGCAAAGCCGCTTTCAGCGCCCGGACGACGGTTTCGTTTGCATGCGCCAACAGCAGGTCAAAGCCCATCTTGCGGGCCGACATGAACAGGTCGACGAGGTTGTTGATGTAGTTGGGCGCGATGTCGGCGTTGTAGCCCACCACAAAGCCAACGCGGCCCGGTAAGGCCGCAATGGTGAAGAGAGTGTTGCCGGAGCGGATTCTGATCAGGTTTGGATTACTGTATTGCTTGATCATCACCGAGTAGACCATGCGCTCTGGTGATACCCCTGCCTTCTTGGCCGCAGGCGCAAAGCGCTCGAGGTTCGCCTTGTCCTCGTGCGCGGCCACCGCGAAGATGTCTTGCGGCTTGAGCATGTGCTCCCGGCTGTCGACCGGGTACACCTTGGGGTTGTCTTTCTCGCTCATGCTGGCTCCGGGTTGATTGCAGACATCAGTGCCGACGCCCAATCGAACCAATCTGAAAACTCCTCAGGGCGCGGCGTTCCTTCCTTTGAGAAGAAGCCCACGTTGAAGAGGCCATCGCCCCACTCGCGCCAGTCTGTGCGCTCGTCTGGGATGACAAGTTGTTGCTCGGCGTAGTGCTCCACCATAAGGCAGGCCCACGACACAAATGTGTGGTACCGAGGATCGTAAACGAGGTTCTGAGCCATCAGTAGCCCCTCACGTCGCCCAGATCGCCACTCAAGAGCAGTCGGCCCAACTGGTAGTTGCCACCGGCCTCGTCAGAAACGCACTTGATCCGCAGTTCGCGGCGCTGTTCCTTCATGTCGATCTTGTTGGTGTTCGCGTCGAACTCGTAGGCTTGCGAAACCTGATCGTCGGACTGGGCATATGGCCTGCCGGTGATGTAGAGCTTCATGGTGCCCGTCATGATGAAGTCAGGCTCCACGCGCTCGAGGCGCAACCACTTGTTGACACCCTCCATGGCAGGCTGTGACGGGCCACCAGAGACCCAGCCAAGGTCATTGGTCTCGAAGTACGACTCGATGGAGGCCACGTTCTGGCCATTGATCGCGTCGGTGCCGTACTCGTGCTGGTACACCAGAATGCGGTTGGGGGGCGTGGAGAAGGTCAGATCCGCCACACCGGTGCCGGTGGAGGCGTTGGACATCTCGATGGCTTGGGCATAGATGGCGGTGACCGGAATGGAAAAACCGGAGCCACCGCCACCGCCCAAATCTGCGTCGTCAGCACTCAGCACGTCGCCGACCTGATAACCAGCCCCACGAGCCGTCAAAGTCACGGTGACTACCTGACCCCCAACCGCGGCGATTGTGGCCTCTGCGTTGGCCCCAGAGCCGCCCGTGAGGGGCACATTGTTGTAGACCCCGTTGACGTAGCCAGACCCCGGCGTGATCGTGCCCAAGGTCTTGATATTCGAACTGGTGATGGCGATCACCCGGGTGCCCGTCGGGATGTTGGAGCCGGAGATCACCTGACGCAGGGCGACCTGCGTGTTGTAGGTGTCAAGGTACAGGAACGGGCTTCCGCTCACTTCGTTGAAGCTGGCGGTGAAGATCACCTCGACCGGCAGGGTCTGCCAATCCGCCTCGACGGGGTATGCGAACACCTGCGAGAAGTACCCAGCGGAGCGGCGAGCGCCCAGCGCCTGACCGGCGTCGTACCAAGTGTTCTCGCGCACGTTGTACACGATGGCGTCGTTGCACTCGGTCGAGTCACCACGGGGGTAGAACCACCAGATCTCGCCGAAGCGAGGCACCTTCGTCGCCCAAACCTTCTGCCGCTGGCTGTAGTTCAGGTTGTCGAAGAAGTAGTTCTGGTTCATGTCGTTTGGGATCTCCTTGACCGTGCCGTTGTACAGCAGGAAGCGATCCGTTCCGCACCAGTAGAAGATGCCGTCGTACTCGATGGCCGACTGGCTCGACAGGATGGAGGTCTGCGACGAGATGATGTCGTAGCGCCAGTATTGGGGAGGTGTGCCGGTGCCGCCGATGAAGGACACGCGCACAAGGCTGTCGAGGCTCCAGAACAGGCCAGAAGGCGAGTTTGAGCCGCCCCTGACGGGTAGGCCTTGGACGATCTTGCCGGTGGCCACGTTGACCTCGTTGGCGTCCGCAGAGACCCAGTCGTTGGTGTTGCCCGATGAGCAATTCTTGATCAGGCCGTCGTTGCCGTACACAAACAGGTACGGGTGCAGAGACACCAGACCGCCGGAGACCGACACGTTGTTGTTGAAGGTCGCTGTCACAGTGGCCGAGGCCGTGGCTGTGTTGGACATGACCACGCTGGTGCCGGAGACAGACACCACGGTGGTATTAGCCGGAATGCCGGTGCCCGTGATGGTCTGGCCAGCGCCGATCAGAGGGTTTGCCGCCGCCAGCGTAATGGTGGCCGACAGGTTGGTCGTGGTCACGCTGTCGGTGAACACGCCGACTTGGCTCATGGTGGTGCCGGTGATGTCACCGATCAGCACCGGGGTGTTGTTGTCGTTGTCGATGGCGGCAAGGTTTAAGCCCGGGTGGGCCACGATGCTCTGAATGCCTGTGCCGCCAACGTCGTAGAAGCCGTCGAACTGCCACAGATTTTTGTCGCTGGGCGTGAAGTCGTTCAGCGTGAAATCGGCCACGCCAGCGCCCACGCCGTTCTCGTCAATCGTGAGCACCTGCATGCCATCGGAGTAGCCCGAAAAGATCGACGTGAAAGAGTTCTGGCTGTTGAGCCAAATGCCCCGAGAGGGGCCAAGAAGCTGATCAGAGATGACCCGGTACCCACCCATCTTGCGAGGGCGTCCGCGCTGGAACCGAACCCAGCGGCCATCGCTGTAGAACTGCTTGTCGAAAACAGTGCCGTCGCGCTGGATGCCAGCCTTCGTGTCAAGTGCGAATACCTTGGCAGTCATCAGAACAAGCCCCCTTGAATGCCGTCGAGGAAGGTGCCAGTGCCGTCAATCGTCAGGCCGGTTGCAGTCAGGCCGAAGCGCTTGTGGCCCAGAATCGCGATGCCAAACTCACCAGAGCCGGGGCGATACACGCCGGTCGAGGTCTCAGAGGCGAAGTTCAGCGAGGGTGCGCCAGCGGTGCCGTCCACCAGAGACACGTTCACCGCGCCAGCGGCAATCGTGGAGGCGTTCAGCAGGTTGACCGAGTCGCACAGCAAGATCACCTGCTGGCCAGCGGGAACAGTGGCCGTGGCACCACCGGAAGCGGTGGTCGTGAAAGTGATCTGGTAGCCAGCGCCGGTGCCATCCGTCTGGTTGGTGATGTAGTAGACCTGAATGGTCTGCGGAAGCTCGACCGTGACGTTACCCGTCAGAGTGCCGGTGTACTTCTGCACCGTGTTCGCGGCCTCAGACGAGGTCAGCGTGTAGGTGCCGGTCTCCACCGCTTTGGTCAACTGCGTGAAGTTGAACTGGGTGCTCTTGCCCAGACCCACGGTGTAGAAGGCCGCGCCGGAACAGCAGATCGTGCAGGAGTCAGCCGGTTGCAAGGCAATCGAGGCCGCGCCGTTGATGAACTCACCGCCGGGAGGCGTGACAGTCAAGGTACCGGTGCCGTTGTTGCGCACCAGCATGAACCAGTCATCACCCAAGGTGACCGAAGAGGTCAGCGTCAGGGTACCAGAGCCGCCAGTCCAGACGTAGGCGCTGGCGCGATCAGAGGTCAGCGCGGTGTAGTTGGACGAGAAGGTGTGAACGCCATACGCGGCATTCAGAGTGCTGGCCAAGGCTTTCAGGCCGTACCCAGCGAGCACGGAAGCGTCAGCGTTGCTGGTGCCCACGCCAAACGCGATCAGGCCCCATGTGCCCGCTGTGGTGGCGTTGGTGGTGATGTAGACGTACTTGCACTCGCCTGCGGCGATGGTGCTGATGGTGTTGCCGTCGTAGTCAGCCAGCGTGAAGGTGTTTGCACCGGTGTTGCGCACCAGAGCGTCTTCACCGACCGAAGCCTGATTGGCCGGAGGCATCCGCAGGGTAAGTCCTGCTGACGATGCCGTCACGTTCATGATCCGGGCCGAGTAGTTGTCGGTCGCGTTGCCGTTGATGGGCCACGACAGCGTGGTGTTGGCAGAAAGCGTGATCGCACGGAACGAAACGTCCGTGGGCTGGATGGTCGTCCCCGTAAACGGGCTATTAAAACTGGACATTTTGCACCTCTTGTTCCGCGAGTTTTTTGGCCTTCAAAAGTGCTTTTGTGGCTATGTTGGAGGCTCTGATTTTGGCTTTTGTTTCCTCTGTGTGCTTGCGTCCAGTGAAACTTGCGTGTTTGATTTTTTCGGATTCTGGCATTTTTCGACCAAGCAAAGATTGACGGATTTTCTCTTTTGTCTCCTCGCTCAATGGTTTCCGAACGCGATTTTTGTGAGCGGAAGACATCTTTTCCAAGGTCTCTTGAGATGGTTTTTTGCCAAGATTTTTACCTTTATTAGATGCGCGAATTTGCTCAATTTTTTCAGAAGACCATTTGCGGCCTTTGGCCCAACCAAATTTTTTAGATCGCTCTTCCACAGTCAAAGATGAGGCGTAATTCAACATAAACTGTCGACGGCTTTCAATTTCTTCTTGAGTAAGACTTCTTCCACAAACCCCTTCGCCGCCATCGGTCAAGTTGTACCCTGATGGTGATTTCGTGTTGTGTTGCTGAATCAACAATCGCTCAAGATCGCAAGCCGCCTCAAAATCAAAAGCACTGCAAACGTGTGAAAATACAAACCCATCAACACCATATTTTTTTATGGCGGCATGAAGAGCGGGAGCGCTTCCGTTTGCGGATAAATGCTGATCCCAGCGGCGCTTGAGATTTTTCGTCAAACCAACATATTGTTTGCCGTTTGCTTTGTTGGTGATGATGTAAACAGACCAAGCCATCATGAATCCCTCACAATTGCTTGACGGTCACCCACCCGAGCGATGTCCTCATCCTTCAACACACTCATGATCTGGGTGTACTGTTGTTGCCACATCGGGATGCGTTCGTCGTTCTTCAGGAACGGCATGGCCTGCAACAGGGAGCCATACAAAAGCGCCTGCGGGGCATACTGAGTGAACCAGTTGGTTTGATTGCTCGAGTCGAGCGGCTGTGTGCGCTCGTAGTAGAGCACCTCATACGCATAGTCGTCGTCCGGCGTGGGAGCGACGAGCCAGTGCGTGTAGTCGTAGTCGCAGTAGAACTTCGGCACCTCCTCCTGCGCGGCCTGTGGCCAGTATTCGCGGAGGTATTCGTACTTGCGAAGCAAAACGGGCTGGCGTTTGCCAGCCACGATGATGTTCATGGAGACGGTCTTGCGCCAGCGGGCTGGCTTGTCGATCACTGGCTCGCCTGTGACCATGTTGCTGGTGGCCACCGTGAGGTTCCCGAGGAACTTCAATTCAGCGGCGATCACCTGCTCGGCGAGCATGATGAACTGCGGGATCTTCTCAAGAGTCGCCGTGTCTGTGCGTTCGAGGTAACTCGAAATATCCTCGACCAGCGAGTCGTAGGTCATTACAGCGGCGACAGTCATTACCAGTTCCCCTTTTTGGCCTTTGCGCCATGCAAATTGGCAACCAAGGAAGGGTATGTCGTGCCAGACCGTTTCGCGAAAGCCTTTGCGGCTTTCTTTTGGTTGGGGCTTAACTCCTTCGGCTCACCAAGGTTTTTTGGACGCCGCTTTTCCCAAACAGCTTTTGTTGACATTTTAGGCTCCATGGCGTATTAAAACAAGGCACATTCCGCCTTTCGGCGGGACACAAGACCGGGCAACACCCGGCCACCACCGCGCACCCAAAGCATCAACTGCTCTTTGGCCCCTTCCCAGTCCTGCGCGTTGATCTTGCGCTTGAGGGTACTGGTCTGGAGACGCCCCACACCGAGGTTGTAGGCGAAATCCACGATGGCGTTGAGCTTGGCCCAGTCACCGGCCTGCATGGCCAGCGTGAGGAGCACAGGACACTGACGGATCACGCCCGGGGCATACCGGTGCATCAATTCAGAAACGAGCAGGGCGCGGGCCTGCGGCTCGTCCATGGGGGCGTCTTGCAGGGTTACCTTGCGGCCATCGGCGTAGAAGGTCGAACCGTAGCCAATCGTGGGGACGCCAGCGGGGCACAGGTAGGGCTTCGCACGGAAACCCTCGAACCTGCGGCACAACTCGGTGGCGATCTCCAGATTCATGCAAGCCCTCTCTTGGCCAAGGTGCGGTCGAGGATCCAGTAGTTGACGACACCCGACAGCAGGGCCATGTCGTCCACGCCCCAAGCGTTTTTCAGCACCTCGGCCAGACTCTGGTCGTGGTGGTACGCGATGACCATCGTGGCGGTCTTGGCGGCTCCGTAGAGCACGAGGAGGTAGTAGGTCATCATTGGGCGCACAGAAGCGCTCAGAGAGGCCACCCAGCCCCCTGCAACCTTGACCATCTCGGTCTGCTGGTCGATGGCCGCTTTGAAGGCATCCATGACCCCGACATCGATGGCCATGTCGCGCTGGGCACCGATCTCCTCGAGCTTGATCTGGCCGCGCACCTTCTCCAGTTCGCACTGCTTGTCGAACATGGCCAACTCGTGCTGGCGCTCGTTCTTCTTGTCGAAGTATTTGATGACCTCAGGGGCCAAACGAAAAATGCCCCCGAGAAGGGAGCCAAGGACGCCGCCACCGATGAGTTCAAACATCACTTCTTCCCCATTTTCTCGCGCTCTTCGAGCAGTTGAACCTTCACCTGAAGCTGGTGCAGGTCGCGGTAAATCTCCTCCTTAAGCGCGTGTCGGCGCTCGGCAGAGATTGGACTGTCGGTCGGGATGCCTTCCTTGGTGATCAGGGCAGGCATGCTCCCTTCGATTTTGGTGAGACGTTCAGAAAAGCTGTTGACTTGGCCAAGCAACCAAGCCAGTGACATCACCACGATAGGGATGACGGCCTTGAGAACGTCTGACCAGTTCATTTGTCCACCTTAGCGTCGAGCTTGTCGAAGATCCGCTCGCACATGTATTCGATGCGCTTGACTGCATCACTGAAGTCATCGCGTCGAACAAAATCTTGGTGCATCTCTTTGTTGAGATTGCTGATGTCGTTTTTGAGATCGCGGATCGCGTCCCAAATGACTTTGAGCATCCAGCCCCCGATTGCACCGGACACCGTGATGATCAGGTTAAAGAGGGGCTGGTTCTCCATCCGCTTACTCCGGCTGAGTCTCCGCAGGGGCTTCAGGCGCGGCCTGAGTAGCCTGCTGGGCTTCAGCTTGAATGGCGTCGATCAGACGACGAACTTCGTTGTGAGGACGAGTGTCGAGGTACTGAAGGATCGCGTTGATCACGTTGACAGAAAGTGCCAGTTTTTCCATTTTTCATTCTCCAAAAACTCCGCTGTTTGGGCCAGCGGTATGCCCTCTTCTATTATGCCGAAGCCGCTTGCAGAGGAGCAAGATCTTCAGTCGTCCAGAA